CGAATGGAAACAGGCAAAGCCAAAGCGCTCATCGAACCTTGCCGGATACCTAAACGCCTTTGTGGATAAGGAAAAGAAGAAAATCCAGAAACCTTGACGGTATAGGTACCTAAGCTCTTACCCTTTACACTATCAGGCATGGCAAAACGCGCGGGCGGAATCAAAATCGATATCTCGGCGAATGTAGCGCGACTGAGCGCCGACATGACGAAAGCCGTGGGGATTTTGGGCGGCTTCGAGCGCCAAGCAAACGCAATCGGGCGGAATTTGAAAGTGGCGCTCGGCGGGGCAATTTTTGCCGGGCTTGCGATAGGAATAAAGCAACTCAGCTCGACCGTGTTTGAGCTTGCCGAAGCCGGGGACAAGGCGGGGGATATTTCATCAGCCTTTGAGAAGCTGGGCGGTTCCGCCGATATCATCAAGAAGGCTTCCGAAAGCACTCAAGGTTTAATCGATAAATTCGATCTCATGAAGGCCGCAAACGAGGCCATGATCAAGGGCCTCCCGAACGTCAATCAAAATTTTGCCCAACTTGCCGACCTTGCCGCCCGTGTAGCAAGCGCGCGCGATCTTAATCCTTTTGAAACTCTTCAAAACTTAATTGGGGCAATTTCAAGCGGGAAGGCAGCGGGCCTGAAAGAGTTCGCCATTGACATAGGCGATGTGAAAAGCAAAGCCGAGGGAACCGCTAAGGCTCTTAACCTAGTTCCCGAAGCGCTTCAGAAATTCGACCCGATAACTCTAGGGGTGGCGGATAGTGTTTCAGCGTTCAAAATTACACTTGATGAAATATATAAAAACATTGGTATTGGAGTTGATAGTAGCATACAACTCGCGGGGGCTTTCGCTCGTTTCAAAGCGGAGGCCGACCCCGAGCAGATGCAAAAATTCGGTGCGGCGTTGGCGGGTATCGAATCGGTTATAATTGGCATCGCAACCAACGCGCTTCCAATCGCGATAAGACTAGTAGAAGATTTTGCTCTTGGCCTTGACTCCTTAGGCGGCTTCACAAAACAAGGAAAATACCTTAAAGACCTGGCACAAGTGAAAAGGGAGATCCGGTCGCTGACCAATACCGAGGCCGATCTGAAATCAGTGTCGAGCGTCACCCAATATCTTCCGGGGTCATTTTTCGATGACAAATTAAAAAGCGTTCAACAAAAAAAGGCAGAGCTCGAAGCGCAACGAGAAAAAATGATGTCCGACTACAACGCCGGACTCGCACAGGAAGAAAAAGAAAGAAACGACCGACGAAGCAAAAACACAGAAGAATACCTCAAGAGACAGCGTGAGCTCTACGAAAAATATGGGTTCAACTCTAGAACCGGCAAGTATTCCGCGCCGGATACCCTCGACTCTTCAAAGCTCCAAAAACTAACGAGCGATTTTGCAAAGCTAACCGGCGACGATCTCAAAAAGAACATCGAAAGGGCGATCGATTCGGTCGATGTTAAATCGTTTGAAAATCTCAAAGTTGAGATGTACGCAACGACACGCGATTCCTTTATCAAGGCAAATCAGGATCTCGTATCTGCCCGCGTCGCCACAGAAGACCAGATCAAAAGACTCGCAGAAAAGAACGCAATCGAAACGGTTGAGGAATATGAAGCGAGAATGTTTGACGCCTATCAACGCTTGGGTGAAAAGCTCGATCAACAGCATAAGGAAGCGGTTCAATCTTGGTCAGGTTTTGTTGATAATCTTTTCAACATGGATCAATTCGATCCAAAAAATGCGCTTAGGGATTTAGCGAGCGGATTTCTAACCGAGTTCGTGGCGGGCTTCGCGGGGAAATTAAATGAAAACGCTACTTCGTTTTACGGAATCGGAAAAATCATTGCGGAAGGTTTCGCAAACTCTACGGAAGCAAGTTTCGGCACCGGCACAACACAACCAAGCGGCGCACAATCAAGCGGATCGGGTTGGGCCGGGATATTAAACGGAATCGGATCAATCTTCTCAAGCGCACAAGGCGGAATGTCATTCGCCGGGACCGCTCAAACGGCGGCACAGAACGCGGAATGGAACGCCGCCGCAATGGAAGCCGGATCAACATCGTCCGCAGGAGCGGGGAGCGGGGCAAGTGGGGCGGGCCTATCGGCGGCGCAAGCGGGCGGCATTGTTGCCGCTATTCAAACAATCTCGGCGGGGATATCGGCGGGGAGCCGAGACAAACAAGGGCAGGACAACACAGGAACCGGCGGGGCTATAGGTACAGGCATCGGCGGCGGCCTTGGTGCTATATTTGGCGGGCCGATGGGAGCCGTCGTCGGAGCGCAGATCGGAAACATTGCCGGATCTATGATCGGCGGAATGTTTAAGTGGGGACCACAAAACCCCGAGACAAACGCTCGACACGCATTCGCAAACTTTGTCGAGGAGGGTTTCAAAAAACTTTCCACCGTCTCGTTTTTTGATGCTCAAAGGCGACTACAAACGACGAACGCACAAAACTTTAATTTCCTCGAAGGCCCAACCACCCGCTTTAATGACATGGGCGATGCGGGCGCAAATTGGGCCGATAACTTTAAGGCGATGGGCTCCGAGGCCGTTACGGTTTTCAGCGGCTTGGGGCAAGCGATGGAGGAGGTTCTCGGACTAACCGAGGACGTCGGCTCTCAGATTGGCTACCTCCTCGCAACTAACCTCTCGGGCAATATCGATAACGCGCGGCTATTAGTTCAACAGCTCGGCCTTGACCTTCAAAAAATGGAAGAGGCGCTTGTTGAAGCTGGCCGCACCGGGGAAATGACATGGCTTGAGGTAGAGGTCGCCATTCAGGGCGTTAATCAGGCTTTCGGTGAGGGCCTTGTCGCCGTCGGTGATGTTGCCGGAGCTTTCGAGGAGCTTGTCGGAAGCGGCGGGCGAGGGGTCGCAGCTCTCAAGGGCGTGCGGGATTTAGCGATCGAGGCGCTAGAGTCAGGGGGGCGAACGCTTGAGGATCTCAGGGCTCGACTCCTCGCGGCTGGAAAAGCTCCCGAGGTGGTCGATGCTATAATCGGCGCGATACAAGGGCGGGGGATTAACAGCCTTGAGGAACTGAAAGGCGCTAACGACCGAGTTCTCGGCGGTATCGTGGCGGATACGAACGCTCACAGCGAAACAATAAAACAGCAATGGGAGCAGATGGACGGGAAGATCAAGGGCTTCCAAGAAACTCTAAAACAGCTCGACACGCAAATGACTAAAGACCTCACGATCAATATCAAGACCAATTTTGACGGCAACACTCAGCAAGCGATGGATCAAGGCGTGTTTGATGGAACTGGGGCCGACAAATTAACGAGCGGCCCGATGAACACCCCAACGACGAAAGCGGCCCAATTCAGGCGATCGGTGCCGTCCGAGGCAAAGGCTCAGGCATCGGCCATTACCCTCAACGTCGACGCGCGAGGAGCCGAAAGGGGTGTTCACGGGGATATCATCTCGGCGATGGCAACGATGGAAAAGCGCATCATGAATAGAACGGCGGATATGATGCACCAACAGATTCGGAGCTTCGCGGCATGATCAACTATCCTCTTTATCCCCCGACAAACGAGAAAACGACCGAAAGCTCTTTCTCGTTAATTGCCGCAAACGTGGTCGGCGTAAATCAAAGCCCGTATACGTTCAACTCTCAGATTTACGACTACAACTCCGAAACGTGGGGGCTTAAAGTTTCGATCAATCCTTTGACCAGAGCCGAGGCGCAGCCCTGGATCGCATTTCTTACGGCCCTACGGGGACGACGCGGCACCTTCATGTTCGGGCCTGTAATTATGGGCGAACCGCTCGGCACCGGCTCAGGCGTCCCGGTTGTCGCCTCGGCAAATCAAACCGGGAGGGAGCTCTTAACGTCCGGGTGGGCTCACTCTCAGTTAGTGCTTCAAAAAGGCGACCTAATGCAGATCGATCAATCGCTTTACATGGTGCTCTCGGACGTTACGAGCAGCGCCGAAGGACTAGCAACGATCGACGTGTTCCCACAGCTACGAGTACACGCAAACCAAGCTCAAATTATTTTAAGCGCTCCGAAGGGCATCTTCCGACTCACTAGCAACACGGTTCCGGTTTTGGATGTATCAGAGACGGGACTTTTTAATATCAACTTCGAGGCCGAGGAAGCGCTATGAGTCGGCCCATAAATGCACTGACGGCGGAACTTTTGAGCGATGCGATCGTGCGCCCGGTTGTGCTTATCGAATTGAATTTAGAGAGCACCGTTCTTCGGCTTACGTCAGCAAACCGAGATATTCCATGGAACGGGCACTCTTTTTTGGCTAACGGATGGGTGCTTCCCCCGGACGGAATAACCGAATCGACCGACGTAGGAAACTATAGTTTTAAGCTCACCCTTTCAGGCGTCAACCTTGCGGTGATCTCGGCGGTATTAAACAACCCCGACCGAGGCGAGCTCGGTACTATTTGGCTTGCGATGTTGAATGAGTCAGCCGAAATAGTCGGAGCGCCGATCGTCTTATATCGAGGTATGATTGATTCGTGTGAAATTGAGGATAAATTTGAAACGCCTTTGGTTATAGTGAACCTTGAGAATGACCTCGCGCGGTTCGATACGTCCCAAAACTTTCGTTTTACGGCGCAATCACAAGCCGCATACTTTCCGGGCGACGTTGGGTTTCAATATGTAACGCAGCTAGAAAACTGGAGCGGGTTTTGGGGTAAGCCGGAGCGCCCGAAATGGCTTACTCGTCAAAAGAGTACAAAACGCAAATGAGCAACAAGCAAACCAGAGTTAGCCCGGGAGTATATCGCGACGCGACGGGGAACCTTTTATATATTCCTAACCGCGCCGTCACTCGCTCTAGTCGAGGGAAGAAATCGCCCAAAACCGGCAACAAAGCCCAAAAGGAAACAAAGGTCCGGGGCAAAACGGTTTCGGTCAGAGAGACGGCCTCCGATGCCATCGCAATTTACGGCTCAATGCGGGTCGGTGGTGTCTATACATACCTAAACACAAATAGAGACTCGAACGCATTTCTGCGGACCGGAGAGGGAGACTCTCAAGTCGTTTGGATAGCGCGACAACCGGGGGCGGGTGGGAACCTGATTAGTGTAAAAATGGTTCTCGGGGCGACGGCTCACACAAATGTTTTGGTTAATGACAAGGAGATCACTGTCAATCTTCGATTCTCGGGGGGGAGTAGTAGAAGCACCGCCGATTCTGTTATCGCCGCCGTAAAAGCCAACGCGCAAGCAAACGCGCTTGTATCGGTTCACCGAGGCGACGGAAAGGGAACGGCGTTCGCGCCGCCCGTAGAAGTGACCTATCTCATAAACGGGGGCGGAACGTGGCTGCATCACTTTATCACCATCGCGGGGCATGAAATCGCCGGAGTCGATGCCCTCTACCTGGACAACCGACAAGTGACTTTCGGAGCCTCGCCGGATACACGATGGGCGACAGGATTTTTTGCCGGGGCCGCGTTTATGTCGGTTCAACCCGGAACCGATGATCAGCAAGCGCAACCCGACCTCATGGTTCAAGTCGGAACCGATCAATGGTCGCCGAATCACAGACAGCAAGGATGCGCCGGGGCATACGTGATCACAGTCTACAAATCGGGGATCTATCCAAACGGCATCCCCGATGTGGAGTTTCTCGTACGCGGCAAAAAGTGTTTTGATTTCAGAACCGGCCAAACTATACACACGACCAATGCGGCTCTCTGCCTTGCAGATTTCCTTTGCGACCCAAAGATCGGGGCGGGTATACCTCGCGCAAACCTAAACTCCGCTAATTGGGCCGAGGCCGCAAACATCTGCGATCAGGCCGTCGAGCTCGCCTCCGGTGGGTCAGAGCCTCGATACTCAATAAATGGGACATTTACGAGCGGATCAAGCGTCGAGAACATCATCGAAGAGATGCTACAGGCGATGGGCGGCGATCTTGTTTACCAGAGCGGCGAGTGGTTTTGCTTCCCCGCAGTTTACAAAGCGCCCGCGTGGTCGATTACCGAGGCGGATCTTCTCGATGAAATTAAAATCACGACAGCGATACCAAGGCGCGACCGATTCAACGCCGTAAGAGGCACCTATATAAACGCCGCCGATAAATACGCAGAGGCCGACTATACGGCGGTCACGAACAACTACTACGCGGAGCTCGATGGGCAGGTCCTCTATGAGGATATTCCGCAGCCGTTCGTAACTTCAAACGCTCAAGCTCAACGAGTAGCAAAAATTGAACTTGAACGGGTACGACAGGGGATCGAGGTCGATGTTACTCTCGGGATCGGTGCTCTCGGCGTTTCGATCTGCGACACTATCGAGTTCTCATATAAGCGGTTCGGGTGGGAGTCGAAGATATTCGAGGTTCGCGACATAAAGATCAGCGACACGGTAGAAAACGGATTTCAAATAACGCTAAAACTTCGAGAAACGGCCTCGGGGGTTTTCGATTGGAGCGCGGAGGAAACTACGGTCGATCTCGCGCCCGATACAAATCTTCCCTCGCCTTACGACGTTTCCCCTCCGTCAGACTTGGTACTTTCGAGCGGCACCGCAGAGCTTTATATCAGAAACGATGGCACCGTCTTCTCGCGGCTTAAAGTCACATGGACAAAACCGAATGATATTTACGTCACAGAAGGAGGCGCTTATCAAATTCAGTACAAGCAAAGCGCATCGTCGGCGTGGGTATCAATCTCCGACATTGACGGCGATCAATCCCTAGCCTACATCCTCGACGTGCAGGACGGGCAGCGATACGACGTTCGAGTCAGATCCATCAACTCGATCCGGGTGCCTAGTGAGTATATAACCGTCACAGGCCATGAGGTACTTGGTAAATCGGTCCCTCCGACCGCCCCGACTTCTTTTTTGGCCTCGCTTCAGTCTTATGGGATTTTGTTTCAGTGGTCGAAGGTTCCCGATCTCGATGTTCGAGAATACGAGCTCAGACTCGGAACCGCGTGGGCAAGCGCTTCATTTATTGCCCGCGCATCCACCCTCTCTTATACCCTCGCGCTTAAAACGGCGGGCTCGTACACCGCACTTCTGAAGTCGCTCGATACCTCCGGCAACTATAGCGAGACGGCGGCATCGGCCCAATTCTCAATTCTCGGCCCCTCCGCTCCGGTTGTAAATTATACGCTAAAGGAGGCCGATATCATCATCGCGTGGAGTGAGGCCAAAGGATCGTTCGCGGTCGATTCGTACCTCGTAAAATACGGCTCATCCTTCGAGTCAGCCGTTACAATCGCTCAAGTGAAGTCGCTCAACTTTCAGACAAAAGTATCGTGGAGCGGTTCGCGTCGGTTCTTTGTTCAGGGCTTAGACGTTGCGGGGAACCTCGGAGCAGCCGGGGAGGTGGTAGCCCTGATTCAAGCTCCGAATCGGCCCGCAGCATTCACCGCCGACGTAATCGACAACAACATCCTTTTACGGTGGGATGAGCCGGAAAGAACCTCGCTTCCGATCGTTCGATACGAGCTTCGCCTCGGGGAAACATACGCGACAAGTGTCTCGCTCGGAAGCATTCTCGGGACGTTCTCGGCCCGGTTTGAATTTAAGGCGGGCGATTATACATACTGGCTAACCACGATCGACAGCGCCGAAAATCAATCGACCCCCGCGTCAATTATTGCGCGAATGGAGCAACCGCCCGATTTTGAATTTTTTGGAAGCCACACCTTTGATTTTACTTCGGACAGTACAAACATTTCCGATGCTTATGTTCTTTCAGCAAGTGAGATTCTTGCGCCGGTATCTCATGCCACGTGGTCGGAGCATTTCGCCGCACACGGATGGGCTTCGCTCGCAGAACAAATCGAGGACAACTACCCCTATCTGATTCACCCAACTGACACCAACGCCTCTTTTGAGGTGATTCACAACTTCGGGGCGGATATAAACTCGACTGTGTTGATGGCCGCAACGTACTCGGTTGACGATTTAAGCGGGACCGTTGCGGTCGAGCCGACTCTCTCATCATCACTCGACGGTATCAACTGGACTGCATACGCGGCGGGTTCCACAAGAGTATACGCGCAATATGTTCGCTTTATTAAAGTCGCCTTCGCAATACAGGCCGCCGACGATCGGGGCCTCGCTATTATTAAAAACCTTTCTGTTACGTTGTCAGTAAAAGAGGGAACCTTTGCCGGTAACTCGACAACAGACGGCACCGGAAAAATCACTATCAACCTTAATGATTTCTTTTCTGACGTAAAGGCAATCATGATCACGCCCGGATACAACGCAGGTTTTGCCCTCGTCGCGGTCTACGATTTTATTGATCAGCCAAACCCCACCTCGTTTACTGTATACACATACAGGGCAGACAACGGGGTCGCAGTCGGAAATATCCCATTTAGCTACAACTTGAGAGGCTATCTAGCATGACAAACTTTTCGCAGCCAACTAACACCACCCTAGTTTCAACGGTGCTCGATATTTTACGCGAGCGCGACGAGTCGATCGCTCAGATGGATTACTCCGACGATACAAATATCGGAGCGGGTTTCGTGCGATATAACCGAATAAACCGATCTTTTGAGGAGTGGAGCGGATCGGCTTGGGTTGAGAAGAGAACCGAGCCCGCCGGGATAATAAAACAATTCGCCGGGACTTCAGCACCGCGCGGGCACGTTATGTGCGACGGCTTAAGCTACCCGAAAACCGATACCACATACGCCGCACTCTATGCGGTGATCGGCGGTACCTACGGCGAGACTGCAACCCATTTTAGTGTTCCAGACCTTCAGGGCAGATTTCCGCTCGGTAAAGCAACAACGGGGACGGGCTCAACTCTTGGCGGGACGGGTGGGGCTCTAGATCACATCCATTCCGTTCCGGCTCATCATCACGCGATGGGCACCGGGGCGGATATGAACATTTCAAGCAGCGGTGGGCATACTACTACGATCGATATCGGTCACGGACACACGGCAACAGTAAGCTCGAACGCATCGGGCGTGTCGATCCCGAGCAATTCAACGGGCTCGCAAACTGTCAGCCTTTCAGATCCAGGACACGCACACGGAATCAATCTTGCGGCAAAAAATACGGCTCCCAATTCAACCGCTGGAACCCACGTCAGCACATACATCGGAAGCGCCGCAGAAGTAAGATTTACGAACGGATCAGCGGTCGGCAACTACACCGGGATTAGCCTGAACAACGGCACTCACAGTCACTCAGTATCAATTTCAGATCCAACGCATTCGCACACTGTAACAGTCGCAGCGCTAGAGAGCGGTACAACTCGCAGCGATACGAGCGGACTACACACTCACGCGGCGAGCTCGATCTCGGGCAAAATCGGGCTTGTGACGGGCGGGGTCGACGGCAACGCGGCGATGGGCTCAGGAGCTCAAAACCCGGCTTTCATCGCGCTCAACTACGTGATCACGCTCTAATTGCTAGTAATTGATGCGAACGACTAGGGAGGGTCGTCAGGTATAGGCGGGCGGTTCCGATCGGGTCACACTAGTTGTGATGACAGATCGGAGCCGCCCGAATCGTTTTGATAATCTTCAATTTCATGAAGTTCGCCTTCCAAAAATCCCGACGGAACAAATCAAATTCGCCTCGGCTTCCGAAAAATCGTGCGCGCTAATTCTGCAAAAACATTGCGATTGGTCGCCTATCGTTGGCGCGACTTATCAAATACCGATCGGGAGATGCCTATTTGATTTTCGGATCGGCTCAACGCTCATCGAGTGGCATCCGATCAACCTGCGGAATGAGTTTATCACCCCGGTGATGAGAGCTCTCTCTCCCCTAATTGACCGCCTACCAAAACACAAAAAAGCGGGCGCAATATCGGCGATCGAGTCCGAGATGGCGGCGCAATACATCAAGCGGCGATCGCAAGTTATGTCGGCGCACTCCTTTTTTAGCTCGTTTCGATTAGTCGTTTGTTTCACCCCCGAGCAATTCGCGGAGGTGGTAAAAAGCCATTCGCCCCAACAACTCACAACCGAGGAAATCGTCGGGGAGTTTAAGCAATTCTTAAGACCTAAAAAGTAGAAAAAACGCCGATCCCCGTCGGGTATAGGTGGGTTTCGCGCAATCCGTCACACTAATGAGACGAATTGAGCGAGGCGAACAGTGTTCAACATCTTCAAAAAAACTCCCGATGTGTCGTCTCGTTGGGTTCAACCCGCGATAAGGGCAGCGGTTGAAAACGATATCTCGCCTCAATTATTCGTCGCGCTCATCCTTAACGAGTCGAGCGGAGATCCCTTAGCTACTCGGTGGGAGCGCCGTTTTTATATTCGCTATATCGCAGACAAGCCCCTCGACCAACTTACCCGAACCAACGTGCGAGAGCTCGATCACTACGAGGATCAGATGTTTCGGCTCTCGCTCGCATACTCGTGGGGCTTATGTCAGATCATGGGCGTGGTTGCGTTTGAACACGGCTTCAGAGGTCGAAACCTTTGGGAGCTTTTAGACGTTGAAACTAATGTAAAACTAGGTGCCGAGATTTACGCTCATAAGCGAAACCTCGTCAGGCAAAAAAACCCATCGGCAAACGATGCAGAGCGGGATCGGCTCACACTCCTAGCCTATAATGGCGGAGGTGATGCGGAGTACCCCAATCGGGTGATGAAGAGGCTTCAGGCCGCCGCCGCGTTGGTGACGAAATGCGGCTAATTAAGGCTCTTGGTGTAGCGAGCCTCGTTTTGTTTCTTCTTTTGTTGCTTGCGCTACGGGTTAAGGCCGAATTAAAAACGGGCCGCGTTGGGCGGGCTCCGCTCTTTTTGCTCACTGAAAAATTTAACGTCCGGGCATACGTGAGGAGCGCACCAAGGCACCCACACGCGATCGCAATCTTATGGGATGTGCCATCTCGGACATTAAGGAACCTTAAAACCGTCTTAGCTAAAACGAACGTGACCGAGATCGAACTCGTGTTACTCAATGAGACTTGCGTTCATAACCGCGTATGTGAGTCGCGGGATAGCCTTTCGGGGTACACGAAATCACGGCTCAAGGCCGCCGTGACAAAGCGCTCTCCAAAGTTTCGGGCTCTCGTGTCATCCCTCTCCGCCGACGCAATTTCTCAGATTGCCCCGATGCTCGGCACTAGAAAAATCATACTAAGCCCTTTACTTGAAACAAGATTGCGCCGCGCGGAGTGGGTCAGGGTGGCGCGTTGGGTCAGGCAGTCGGTGGGAAATGTGCCGCTAGTTTATAACCCTCTCACAGACGACGGGAAACCGCGACCGCCCGCCGCCGAATACTTTGAAAAGCATGGTTTCGACCTCTTTTGTGACCCCGACCGCCGCACGATTGCGAACCTCGATGGGTCTAGGGGCTCAATAGCTCAAATGCAAAAGTGGGTAAATGAAACCAGGTTGTGCCGTTTGTCCCTCCTTTGGGTCGCGGCTGATAACTGTAGGGACGAAATAGAAACCGAATTTGTCGCACCGAGCGAGAGACTTTGCAAAGGCGACTTTTCAAAAATACGGAGAGCAATTCGATGATCCAGAAACAGACAAAAAGCCCCTTAAAATCAAAAACAGTGGCCGGTGGTGTCCTCGGTATCGTTGGCTCCGTGGTTTCGTATCTTGAGCTCATCGGGAAGCTCCCAATCGGCGCGGCTGGCCCGGTCGTGGGTGCTATCGGTGGCCTCCTCTCTATCGTCGGACGACTTGGGGCGGTGACTTCACTCAAATGGTAGAAGAAACCGACCGCCGCAGATTGCGAGACACGATCCAGCAATTCGGCGCTCGATTGGAGAGAGCCGAAATGCTTTTAGACGAGAGCGCAAAAGGGGCGGCGGTACTTCCTCAAATTCTGAACGAGCTCTCGCGCCTTCGCGTTGAGCTCGTTTCAGCCGCTACCAAAAGCGAGCACGTTCCGATCTCGGCGCTTATGTCGATGAGTCGCATTTACAACGGAGTGATCAAAGGTTTGTGTCTCGTGATGGTTGCCCTAGTGATGTGGCTAACCGGCGCGAGGGCCTTACTCGGTCAGCTCGAAGCAGGGAACGGAATCGCATCCCAATTCACAGAGAGCGAAGCAAAAGACCACTAGACAAAAGAACGGAGCATCATGGAAATCGTACAGGCGAAAACCGCCGACCTTATACCTTATGGGTTCAACAACCGAGATCACAGCCAACAACAGATCGACCGGATCGCAAACTCGATCAACGAGTTCGGATTTAATCAACCGATCGTCGTCGATGAACAAAACATCGTGCTCGTCGGTCACGGACGACTCGAAGCGGCGAAAAAACTCGGGCTCGAAGATGTGCCGGTCCTAAAAAAAATCGGTTTGTCAGAGACGCAGAAAAAGGCGTATCGAATCCTTGATAACAAACTTCAGAACGATTCGACGTGGAACACCGAGAGCCTAGAGATTGAGCTTGCGGCGCTTGAGGAGGCCGATTTTGATTTTGCGGCGTTCGGACTTAATGACCTTTCAAAACTGTTTCCCGAGGAAAAGACAGTTAAGGAAGATGATTTCGAGCCGAGAGAAGGCAAAGAAACGACAATCAAGCTCGGCGATCTCTTGGAACTTGGCGAGCATAGGCTGATGTGTGGCGACTCGACGAAGGCGGAGGATGTAGCGCATCTTATGAATGGCGAAAAAGCGCTACTCCTTCATGCCGACCCGCCTTATGGAATGGGCAAGGTTTCCGATGGTGTGCTGAACGACAACATATATGGAAGCGCATTAGACGAATTTCAGATGGCTTGGTGGAAAACCTTCCGTACTCATCTTTGCGAGAATGCCAGTGCATACATTTGGGGAAACTCGCCGGATTTATGGAGGCTATGGTATGCTGGCGGGCTAGGAGATAGTGAGACGATTGAACTAAGAAACGAACTCGTATGGGATAAAAAATGCATACCTGGGATGGCATCCCCGGAGCTCACCCAATATCCTATTGCGTCAGAGCGATGTCTTTTCTTTCAATTAGGAAAACAGTTCCGTGGAAATATCAATAGCGACGATTTTCCCGACGAATGGGAGGAAATACGGGGATATCTTCAGGGCGAAGCCCACGCTGCAAATGTCGGTCCGAATGAAATAAAACAAATCTGCGGTGTGCAGATGTACAGTCATTGGTTTACCCGATCGCAATTTACTCTTATTCCTCAACATCACTACCAAGCACTTGCAAAAGCATTTCCAGAGCGATTCAACCAGCCTTGG